ATACATGTATTTGATTGATGTAGGATAAGATATCCACCGCAGGTATTCTTGGTATATAATTCGTTTGGTGAATAATTTGATGTGTCCTGCGATTTTCTTTAATACCGTGATTTCTGTAATGGGTTCGTGCCTTTTCTTCTGTATTAATTCCAGCTTTACAAAGATCAGGATAATAGTTGATGTAGAACTTCCAATTAAAAAATTGGAAATTTTGAATATCGCACATTATTATATATGACGCAGAAAAAAATAGAAAACCTGTCCGTTTTAGTAACTGGTGGCGCTGGATTCATTGGATCTAACATTACAGAAACATTATTGAGAAATGGTGTAAAATTTGTTCGCATTTTAGACAATCTTGTTACAGGAAAAATGGAAAATATTCAATTTTTATTGGACAAATATGATAATGTGGAATTCATGTATGGTAGTATAGCAGATTTAGAAACATGTCGCAAAGCAGTTAAGGACATTGATGTAATTACAAACCAAGCAGCATTAGGTTCAGTTCCTCGTTCAATAAACGACCCATTACCCTCGCATATTGCTAATGTGAACGGATTTTTAAATGTACTCGTCGCCGCCAAAGAAGAAGGTATTAAGCGTGTTGTTTATGCGTCTTCATCAAGTGTTTATGGAGACCATCCCGTTCTACCGAAAGTAGAAGAAAATACCGGAAATGTATTATCGCCTTATGCTGCTACTAAAGCCATAGATGAAATTTACGCCGGGGTTTTTTCACGCTGTTATGATATGGAATGTATCGGACTGCGGTATTTTAACATATTTGGTCCTCGTCAAGATCCTAATGGAGCATACGCAGCCGTTATCCCAAAATTTATCGATTTGATGCGTTCTGGAAAACAACCCAATATCAATGGCGATGGAACATTTTCTCGTGATTTTACTTATATTGAAAATGCGGTACAGGCAAACATATTAGGGTTAACAACCGACAATGAAAAATGTTTTGGTGAAGCCATGAATATCGGTGCTGGAGGACAAACCAGCTTGTTAGAACTCATTAAAGTCATACAAAAAATATTAGAATGTGATATAGAACCTACCTTTGGAGCTAATAGACCAGGAGATGTTCCGCATAGTAATGCTGATATTAGCAAAGCACGTAATATATTGGAATATAATCCCAAAGTGAGTTTTGAAGAAGGAATGGCTATATATTTGCGACTAATTTAAATTATAACAACGTAAAAATATCTTCAAATTATATTATCTTTTTTTATAATATAATGTGTGGTATACTGTTTTCATCAAAAGAAATCAAAGAACTTCAAAAGACATTACAATTTTTAAAAAAACGTGGTCCAGATCATACTGAACATACAATAATTAATAATTATCATTTTATTCACGTTTTATTATCTATGACAGGAGAAAATTATACTATTCAACCTTTCGTTTATGATGATGTAGTTGTAATGTTTAATGGAGAAATATATAATTTTAAAGATTTTGGAGATTTTAACTCTGATGGCGAATGTATCATCGAAGCATACAAAAAATACGGTGATGATTTTATTAGACATTTAGAAGGAGAATTCGCATTATTACTCATTGATTTTTCAAAAGATCTTTTATATTATTCTACTGATATATTTTCTATAAAACCATTATGGTTCGCACAGGATGGAGACGATATAGGATTATGTAGTTACGCTTCGTCATTGGAATATTTGGGATTTCAAAATATTAAACAAGTAGATGCGAATACCACTATTAAAATGAAACTTTCTACGCGAGAAGTATTAACAAAACAAACAGTATATGATTTTGATTTAAATCAACATAAAACGAATTTTGATGATTGGAATAAAGCATTTGAAAATGCTATTACCAAACGAACACGCGGATTAAAACATAAAGTTTTTATTGGATTGAGTGGTGGATATGACAGTGGTTTAATTTCTTGTGTTTTAAATAAATTAGATATTGGTTATACAGCATATACAATTTTAGGTAGTGAAGATATGGAACTTATGAAAAAACGACATAGTTTATTAAAACAAGGTGAAATAATTGATATGACTCAAGAAGATTTTAATTCAAATAAAGATTACTTAGAAAAATTTAGCGAAGAGTATATTTTGAAAATAGAAAATGGAGAAAAGGAAAATTATATTAAAAGTTTGATGAATAACAATCCAAAACAAGCAGAACAATATTTAAAACAATACAAATATCGTATGACTGGTCAAAAAGTAACAAATGATAACGGTGCTGTTGGTGTATCTTATATTTGTTCAAAGGCAACACCTAAGGGCGAAATTATATATTTATCAGGAAGTGGAGCCGATGAGGTTATAAGTGATTATGGATTTAATGGTGTTAAACATTATGGTCATAGTACTATTGGTGGTAATTTTCCTGAAGAACTATCAACAGTTTTTCCTTGGAAGAACTTTTTTAATAATACCCAAAGAGCTTATTTGATGAAAGAAGAAACTGTGTCGGGAACGTGGGGTGTTGAAGGACGATACCCCTTTTTAGACAAATATGTAGTTCAAGAGTTTTTATCGTTAAGTTCTGAATTAAAAAACAGAAATTATAAATCACCTATTCATAATTACCTAACAACTCATAATTATCCATTTGAAGATGGTATTAAAGTTGGTTTTAATTGCGGTTTTACAGGGCAAATAGGCAATCATACAAAAAGAGATAATTCAGATAATCAAATAGATAAAACACCAGTTGGTAAATCTAAAAATAATAACAAAGACTTAATTGTTGATTTTGATGAAATAGAAAAAATTAATCAATATATTGTTGATAATAATATTAAATTTGATTTTAAAAATATATTTAAAATCGGTTCTTGTAGGATGGATTTAAAAGATTTTTTTATTACTAATAATTTTGATTATAATTATAGATATTCACATACATCAAAAGAAGTTATTCAGTGGTTAGATATTTTAGAAAATAAAATTAATTTTCATGATATTCCATATATTAATTTATGTGTTGAAAGCAAAGATGATTTTGATGTAATAAAATATCAACAAATATATCAACAAAGTGATATTTTACTAATTGAAATTGCTAGTTTAAAAATTGTATCATACAACAACAATTTTTATTATAATTTAAATTACTTTAGTCGAGAAATAAAACAAGATGAGAAACTACAAGAAATAATAAATACAAATATTCAGACAGAAGAAGATTTATATCAAGATTTATTAAAAATTCAACAAAAAGCATTTCCAAAAAAAGTAATATTTGTTGGTCATTTGTTAATGGACTTTTATGATTTACCAGAATTAAATTCTAATAGTAGAAAAATAATTGATAATGTTTTACTAAAAATGAATAATTTTATTATTTTGGCAGATTTATTTAAAGATAGAGATTATAAAGATATTATTGATAATGATGTAAATCATTTAAAAGAATCTAGTAAAAAAATTATTGCTAATAAAATTTTAGAAATTATTTAAATATATCTTCTCTTTTCAAATGATTTGATATTTGTTTTATTAAATTATTTTCTATTTTGGCGAACCATTTATTTTTATTATATACATCATCACATATACTTTCAGGATTAAATAATTCCCAATTACCAATATTTTTTGAAGTTAATATATTACATCCACATTCTATTGCTTCATATAAAGTATTCGGCGAAGAATCAAATAAAGATGGTAAAAGTAATAACTTACTTTTTTTCATATAATCTAAAACTACAGAATTCGGCTGTTGTTTCATTACAGTTAAGTTCTTTATGGGTAAACCATCAAATAAGTCTCCATTGCCCATTACAATTTTATTATAATTGTCTAATCTTTTATCTAAAAATAATTCTTTTACAAAATTAGGATTTTTTATTTTTCTATTAAAATTTGAGCATATAAATATTATATCATATTCTCTTTGTGTGAAATCATTCGAATCATTATTATTTAAATCTTTTAGTAAACTAGTATTTTTAATTTCATAATTTTTAATAGAATCTTTGTAAAATAGTTTCATTAACTGCTTAGTTAAAGTGCTATTAAATATAATTCTATCAACTAATTTTATTGTTTTTAATTCTTGTTCTATATTTGTATAACTTACTTCATTTTTATAAGAATTTATTTTTTCTTCATATAAATCCCAATTTTGTAAAACTTTCTGTGCGGATATATCTTCATCATTAAAGTTGTTAAGTAAAGACATAAAATATACACCTGAAACAAGATAATATATTTTTGAATTAGGAAATAATATTTTACTAGTAATGGGAGCCATATAATTTTTTGCCCATATTATATCAGGCTCTCCACCTAAATAATTTATTATTTTATTTTTAAAGTTGGAGATGTAATCATTACTATATTCAATATATTGATTTGTATTTTTATCGTAATTTAATAAACGACCATCTTTCCAAAAACAACGGATATATGATACATTATTTAAATTATCTGGATCAATATTAATTAAATCAGTATTCTCTTTATTACAAAGAAAAAATAAACAATATACTTGTGCCTTCTTATTTAATAAATATTTATTTAATTTATATAAATTTGTTGCTGCGCCTCCGTTTCCAGGGTGTTGTGTTGATGTTAATAATATTTTCATATATATATATATTATATTTAAAATAGCTTATTTATATCTAAACATGTGTTAAAATTAATAACAGTATTTTTAATATCGTCGTAATTATTTAAAGCATATTTTACTTTTTTTATCCATTCTTGTATCGTGAAATTATCACATATCAAATAATCTGGAAATAATTCATTATAACCCACATTTCTTGTTATGATAGGTAAACATTTATGATAATACGCTTCTCGTATGGTATTAGAATTCGATTCATATAATGAAGGATGTAATATCATTTTACTTTTAGCCATATATTCAACACAATTATGATGTAATTGTAATGGTAATAATGTAGTATTCTTAATATTTTTAAATACATCATTATTTTCACCAATAATCACTTTTTTATAATTATCAAATGCATCGTTTTGTAATACATCTATTAAAAACAAATTATTTTTACTTTCTCTTTTAAAATTACTACAAATAACTGCTATATCATATTCTTTTTCAAATGTTTGATCCAGTTGTTTAATGCAAAAAGTAGTATCTAGCGGCGGTTTTAATTTATAAACATATTCTGGATATATTTTATTAAACACATCATACGTAAGTTTACTATTCACAATGATTGATTCACACAGTTCATTTGTTTCTTCTTCTTCTTTTATTACTTTATTAACTATAAAAGAATTATCTAACAATTCTAATGCACTTGTGGTTGGATACAAATTAAAATGGTTCATTCCTGAAACTAGATAAACAGTATAACAATTAAATATTTTTTTACATAATAAAGGAGCCACATAATTTTTAGCAAGGCAGTAATTTGGTTCTACTTTTAAATACGATTTCACATCATGTCTAACCTGGTCTTTGTCGTATTTGTTTGATAAATACAAAAATATGCCCCCAATATTTTCTGGATCATGATTCACATCTAATGTATTATGAAAAAATACCCCTGCAGTATTATAACCATTTTGTCTTAAAAATTTTATTATTTGATAAGCATTTGTAGCAGCACCTCCATATCCCGAATATTGTGTAGAACTCACTACAATGTTATATATTTTTTTCATTTTACACCCATTAAACAATCCCTCAATCTTCACATTACTACAAGACTCATAGTAGCTGTCTTGAACTATATACTTAATTTGTTTGTAATATTTTTCCACTTCTTTTTTATCAATTAATTCGGTACAAGTAAAACCATATGATTCATAACGATGGCTTCCTTTTCCTATTAATATTACATTTCCTTTGTCTTTCAAATATTCTACACTTTTCTCAACATTTTTAATCGGACGATCAAAATTACTAACAATGAGTCCATAATCATATTTTCGCTTTTCAAAATCAGGATCTATCAACGCCTTTTTATCTACATATGGAACAAAAGAGCTATAAAATATATTCGTAGAAACGCCATAAAACTTTTCCAATATATCAGCAGTATGTTGACTATTCACAAAACTTTCATATTTCGCAATATGATTTAATACATCTTTATTTATATATTTATCATTATCTTCTTTGGTATTAAGTTCATAATAATACTTATCCAAATCATTTTTGTATATACCTCCAATTAAATAATAGACAGGACATTTAAATAACGATTTCAAATCCATATTTATTGGTGATTTCAGTACGATGAGATCGGGACTAAATTCTAATGATTTCAAATTACAAACATCATCTATTATGTGATCCTCGTATTTTTCATGTTTTGCGTTTGTACCGGTTTCGTAATTGAAGTAAAAACCAAATGTGTTATGTTCTAGTGTCTTAAAATATTTCTGTAGTTCATAACCATTTGTTGCTGCCCCGCCGTAACTAGGATAATCGCCAGAAATAAAGAGTATGTTCTTGTATGGTTTTATTTGGTCACTAAATCCATTCACATTTTTTGTTACCTTACTCATATGCTCGTCAGTAATATTGTTTAAGTTATACATATTGATACCTTCCTCTACCAATTGAACATTTTTTTCATTATTAATGTTTGCATGAGGTATCACCAAACCAGTATTCTTAAATGCAATCAATTTATCTTGTAAATGAACATCATCAAAAATTACTCTATTCTCTTTCCAACCAAAATTGTTTGCATGGCTCCATGCTTTTTCTAATGAATCAGCACCTTTTAAATCAGGATATCTAGTAATATAACTTTTCCAATCAAATTTTGTTTTAAAATTAGAAAGATTCATATAGAATATACATATAAAGTATTTCATTATAACTATTTAATTTCCAAAATTACCAATTAGACACTCGTCAACAGTTCTCGTGAGTATAAAATCCATATTGTGAGGAGATAAAAATGGTTCTAAACCAGATAAAAACGTATAATCTCCGCATTGCCTATCAGGCCATCTAGATT